TTCTATCAAGTTCTACGGCATCAATATCAGAATGTATGTTGCCATCTTTAAATACAGCAACACACTCGTGCTTTGTATCCATTAGTTGAAATGTCATTTAACCTCATTGAGTGCTTTTTGTGCCAGTCAAACTATAATCTACTAAAGAGGGCTCAACCGCATTATCTAGGGATTCTTGACGTGTTTCTTCAAAGTTCGAATCAGACTTTCCATACCAATAATCACCCTTAATATTAAACTTAGCAACAAGGAAGCCCTTTGTCAAGCCATTAATATAATTAAGTGCCGCTTCAAGGCCAAAAAGCCGCTTATTTGATAATAATTCTTTTATATACCCTTCAAATTCATATTTGTCATGCGTTATCTCTGCCTCCAAGAGGCGCAACTTAAGAATGGCCTTGAGTATCATCTCATCATGCTGATCCTCAGTCATATCTTTTACACCCGGCAAGGCTCGATTCTTTCTTTCAGTGCTGTATTTGAGACCAAAGCATCTATCTGAAACACTTTTACTAAATCTGGCCTCTTCATAAGTTGGAAACTGTATATAAAAAGATTGATACAGGCTCAACAAGAGATTTTTCATGTTTAAAAGTTCTTCCAAGTGTGCTTTTCTAAAGTAGAAAGGAAATATGTTATCGTAGTTTACACCAAAACGATTCATATATATCTGCGCGCCTAAAACATTCTCGCTGTTCTCTCTATAAGGTATTATACCAGAGGCTATGTTAAAGACAAATCGCCATGGCGCATTCCTGTCCATTAAGAAACCAAACTTTTTTAACTCTCTAGAGAAAAATACAAAATTTGGAAAGTCATCACTAACATAATTTAGAACTCTAGAATTACTGCCTAGGCCATGCCTCTCAGAAGCAACCTCTATCATTAAGCCGCTTACAAAAGGACTGCAATGTATTGATGTTATATAGCCAGTCTTAGTAATTGGAAAATATTTTAAATTAGGTAAAAGATATTGCATAAAAACAAAAACAAAGTCTTTATAACTTTTAATTTTTTCTGCTCTTCGATTAGCTGATAAATAATTGTCAACAAAATTAGTATAAATCTTGTTTATGTAGGCATCATAAGAAAAATTTAAATCTCCAAAACTTTGAGATTTGCGCACAATTAAGTTTGTTGGAAAGTATCCGTTATTATTAATAAAATTAGCATCTCTCATTTTTTTGATATTTAATCGCATATCTCTAAATGCTTCAGAGACAAAGTCTACAGCAAATTGTGCGCCGCCTGTGGGGCCGCTGAATATTTGTTTTAAATTACTAGTATCATCTAGAAAAACTGCATCACCATCAAGGTCAACACGTCCGTAGTGCTGGTGGCGGCGCTCTAAATCAAAATATTTTATACCGTTAATCTCAGGAAAATTTTCATATAGATTATTCTTACTGTTGAATATCGCCTCTGTTAAGTTCTTTGCCATTATCTGCCAGCCCCCTGCTGTACCTGTACGCCAAAGAGCGTGGTTCTAAAAGAGCCCTTGCTAATACTGGATTGCACTGACTGAATATAGTGGTATCCACCAAGATTTAATTGGTATGCAATTGATCTTGCATCCTCAAAATTACCCAAGCCAGCGAACGAAGGATTAGCATAAAAAAACATTCCTGGCGTAAATAAAGATGTGCCAACTAAATCGATAGTTGTATTAAATGGTTGCCTTAACTGCTCTAGACTGTCCTTGCCATCATCTAAAGATTCCAAGAATCTTAGTTCTTTTAAGTCAGGCATGTTTACTCTCTCAAAATTTAAAGTGTCAACCAGGCCTTTGTCGGAGCCAATATTAAAGTGGTATATTCCATCTTTCAAGTCCTCTACGGGATTACCGGCGCGCTCTGTAAGGTGTATTGAAGTTGTACCATAAATTAACAAATAATCATAACTTGTCTTTACCGCAGTTTCAACTGATATCCCCTCTCTTACCTTATCAAAGTAAGAAGTTTTAAAAGATGGGCTATCAATATTTAACTCTCGGTGAGCAGGCAATAATTCTTCCATTTTGCCAACGAACGTATTGCCCACCTTTATCGGATCTTGATTTGTCTGCTTCCCAGGCAAAGTTAAGGACGTCATAGTTGGTTTTGTTCTTCTTGGTTTAATAGAGCCTGGCATGCCAACTCCCATAGACGGTATTATAAGATTTCTGACACATTTTGCCAAAAAAGTTCCTAGTGACATAAACTTTTTTTCTTTATTGATAATTTCATTAAAGAACCAGGTTCTAAAATAATTAAATGATATTGGATATTTAGAAAAATTAATTGATCTGACTTCGTCAGTCTCTGCATCAACATACTCAATAGGACCTAATAATATCTTAGCCATTGAAAGGCCGTATTCAGATCCAGCGTTTTGAGCCAATTGGCCCTCTGTCTTGCCTAGACCATAGTAAGTCTGAGGTGAAAATATAGGGTGATCAAAATCTTGCGAGGCCTCTGAGCCCAGTTCATCAACATTTATTAAATCCATTGCCTTAATGCCAGCATTTTTACATGCTAATTCAACTATATCACCAAAATAAACATAATAATATTTATAACTATCGCCCTCAAAAGAGAAAGTAGAGGCGCGCCCTTTGTCTTCTTTTTTGTCGGTGGATGCGATATCAGTTGATTCAAACTGTTCCGTGACGTTGCTCGTGATCTCCACGCCAAGAGTGTTTGCTGCTGCAGCATCTTTGGCGACCATTTCGTTGCAACGACCAAACTTAATTCCTTTTTTGCCTCTACCTACCGCCGTAGAGCCCCCTTTTAGGGCTTCTAGGGCGGCTTCGTAACTTACACCAGACAATTCAGACAACTCTATAGCATCAGCCTGTAACGCTGCCTCTACCGGGTCATCTGTTTTTTCTGTTTCTGGCACGGCGCCCATATATGACATAATATCATCTTTTGGCACTTCGACACAGAATAGGCGCGTCTCAGGGGGCTGATCACCTCTTTGTTCATTGCCTGTTATTAACTGGTCAACAAAAGTCTTGTATACATCTTTTTTAAAAGTGCCTACCTGCTTTCTTATGATAGCAGTCATTCTTGTTTTGTTACTTGGCTTCTTAAACCATTGCACTGCAGCATCACCGTTGTTCTTAAGTTCATAAACACCTCTAGTTTTTCTTAAGCCAACTCCGCCGGCTTCAAGATACAACTCAGCAAACATTTCGTCGTTTACTAATGTTTTCTTAAATACGCTCATGGCGTGACACGAGTCATCTTTACAGCGTCTCTTTTTTAGTGCTCTATGAATATTGTTTATCTTTGTTTCTGTTGCAAATATTTTTGAAGGATTGTATTTTGGATCAACCGTTTGGGAAATAAATCCTTTCCCACCTTTGGCTCTCTTGGTGGTATCTTGGAATACATTAACATGGTTTGTGCCAATCATTGTCTCCATGCTACCTAGATAGTTAGCGTCCATAGTAACTGAGCCATCTCTTTCTATATTAAGATTGTAGTCGACTAACCTTAAAGTATACACCGTGTTAAGATTCTCAATTGCTCTAATGCCATCAATTTCATCTTTTGTTAGATTTAAAGCCTCTAGGGAAGACTTGTCTGGCGCGGTGTAACCAACAAAAACTCTTATCTCAAAGTGCCTTGGGTTTAACTGCTCTGCGTCGACGTCATATTTAGATGGCGCATACAAAACTAAATCAACGTACCGGAGGCCACCCTGGTCTGGACTTGGTTCGCCAGGAGGTTGTGCATTTAAGTCCTTAAGCGATTTAAAACTAAAAGCCAAAGAGCATTCAATGTTATTGTCAAGTATACCTTGATCACGTCCGGTGTGTCTTATATTGAAACTCTCAAAACCTACGTTCCGAAAAGATGGCTTGGTGCTTTCGTAAGCCAAATAATCTTGCACTGAAGTTACATTTTCTCTTCCAAAATTATCTGCGAATTTAAATTCTTTATATATTGGATACGCTAAAGTGCTATTTTGAGATGGGTCATTTAATCCTGTCTCATCTGATATTAATTGTTCATAGACAACTTTATATATTCTTATCTTTGGCTGCATAAGCGATAACACAGAGTTTTTAATGTTATAGAATGTGCCAAAATTGTCTATTCCACGTAATTTGTTTATAATCTGCGCGCCATTACCGTTGACTTGTCTAAAGCATCGATAATTGAAAAGATCTTTATTAGATTCAAAATATTCTGCCGCTTTTGTGATATTCTGGCTTAAAATAGCCTGCTCTAACTCTTCGCGAGATCTATTGTCGTTCGTAATATATTTACGATCTCTTAACTTTTGGTTGTCAACGGTGCTCTTGGCATCTTGTCCACCTCCAGCGCTAGTGATGTCTTTTTTGACGCTCATTTTAATATCCTATGCTGTAAAGAATAGCCTCTAAGGGGACAGGTATATACACAACATCACCAGGCTTAACATGAAATTCAGTTGGTTTTTGATTGTAAAATGCAATAACCCACCACATTTCTGGCTGACCATAATACTCATCCGCCAGTTTAAAATAATGGTCGCCAGCGCCCCATATTCTTTTAATCGTGCGGAAATCTTTAGCCTGAAGGTCAGATGGATAGAACATTTTTGGTGTTGAAAACTGTTTAATGTTATTTACGCCGCGGGACTTTTTTAAGTAGGTCTTATAGGCTTCTTCTTCGTTTGTGAAAATTGTTTGATTTTTATATCTCATGTTTATATTATACCCTATGATTCACGAAGTTTTTCTAATTCTTTTTCAGTCGTACCCATTCGCCCTGCTAAATCCTGCTTATTAGCCTCAAAAATAGCATCTGCTGTGTTAATGTCTTGCTGGGCCTGGGGGCTACCCGGTACGGCTGCAGTGTTTCCTGGGCTGACAGCGTCCGTATTGACATCTGCTTCAGGAGGTTGGCTAGGCAAATCTTTTGTATCACGTGTTAAGCCAAAGCCATATGGGAAGCCAGGAGCAGCCTGGCCACCTCTCCAATTACCAGTTTCGTAATCCCAGCCAACAGCGTGATCGTGTATAATACTTAAGTTTAAGCCAAGAGAAATTGTTTTTGGAATTAATAGTTTGTCTCCAGATCGGTTAACTTGATCAAATCCGGCAGACTTTATTAAAGCTGCATGCTTTCCTGTCGCGTCTATTGAAATATAGCCATCACCAACAGTAAATGTATAATTAATACCGTCTAAAACACACAATATACCCTGTCCTCCGCCGGCTACTGATGCCACCAAATTTGCATACCTAATCCTATATAGAGGGCTGGCTGCTACTGAGTTGGCAGACATTCTTTCTTTGTAGGTTGGGTATACGCTAGCAGCCAACCAGCTCATGTTGTTAAGATTGTCTAAAGCGACTGCTTCTGAAGAATTAGCAATACCTAAAGTCATCCTAATTGTTCGCTCATTCCCCTGCCAAATGTGGTAAGGTTCAGTTCTGCCGTATGGCTGTTTACTGTCAGTTCTTAAATTAAAATTATCACTTAACTGTGATATGTAGGCCATAAATTGTATGACAGGTGGATTTTTTATATGAAGTGGTATGATTTCTAAAAGACTACCAGCCTCTGCAGCAGATGTGTTCTCAAGACCTCTTTTTTTAAAATTAACATTCCTGAGACCATTTTTGTCTCCGTTGTATGCTGCTGTTTCATTTTGAAAGAATTTTGTCATATTTTATATTCCTAATTATGGGAATGATGGCTGTCCCTTTGATTTGCGGTCCTGATTGTTGTTAACATCGCTTATGATATCTGGTGTCATCTTGGTTCTAAGTGTTTGTATTGTTTTATCGTCGATTTGTAGATTAATTTCAGCAGCGAGTTCAATCTTTTGATCGCTTGCTTGCGCAGCAGGCGTCTGCAAATTAGCAACTTCTGCTTTCTTTTCTGTTAAATCGTTGGCTGTTGGGCTGTTGAAATGGTCTGCTATGATGGACATAATCGTTCCAACGACTGGTACACCTTCAGTACCCTCAGCGAAGGCGCCCATTACGTTGCCGGCAATATTGTTGTCGTTGGCAAAATTTTGAGCCATATCACTGCTCAGCAAACCGGTGGCACCGGTCTGAATCGCGGCTTCCTGAGCGTTTTCGATGCTTGGTCTTCTTATAAAGTTTCCAATTGCCTCTCCTGTCGTTAAAACTCTACTCAAGCCGGCGCCCAAGGCAATAATGTTAGCAAGAGCATCTGGGTTTCTTGCTTGCACCGTGTCATACACATTGTTTATAATCTGATTTACTTCTTCACTAGCCATTTGCAAGGGTTTGACCAACTCTGCAGTTCCTGCTAAAGCACGAGACTGAATTGGATCGGTCGCCTTTTCGACTGCAGTTTTACTTTGAATAACCTGATCTGTCAAATCTGCGTTGGAGGCTGCGGCGTCGGAGGCTCCTTTAGAAAAGTTCTCGTAAAGCGCGCTTGCTTTATCACTAAGAATCATCGCTGCTTGACCAACATTATCAAAACCAAGATTTGTTGAAATAATCTTTTTTGCTTGGAAACTTAAATCATTAAAACTCACACCAGATTCTTGTAGGCGCTCGCGAATGATCTTAAATTTATCTTCGATGGGCGCTTCAAGCAATTCAGTAAAATCTAGCACTTGATCTCCCAAAGCAGCATTAACAGATTGTACAGCCTTTGCAGCACCATCAAAAGTATTGAATAATGAGCCTTTTGTGGCTAAATCCAGCACAGTAGTGCCGGCTGCGGTGGCTTGTATTGTCAGTTCCTTAAAAGATGTTGTTACGTCATTGGATTGGCCCTGCAAAAATTGAAGACTTCCAGCGGCGCCTTTGAAGGCTGCGTTGCCGATGCCAAGTGTCTTGCCTAAAGTAAATAATTCGCGATCAAAATTGTTACTATCTTGCGCAGACATGTCTAAGCCAACTGATAAAGTATTCAAAATACCGTTTAAATCTGCAGATTCGACGCCGAGTCGCTGCAAGGCAGCAAACAGGCTGGTTGTTGATGCTGCAGCCGCTCGATTACCTGGGATAAATACATTTTTAAATTCAACACTGGTTGTTGTTAAGCCTTTTAAGGCGCCTTCGTAATCTTTTAGTGTTAATCCGGCTTTGTCGAGTAAGCCGCCTTGATCCTGCAATTGCTTTGCCAAATCTGGAAACTTACTTTCGAATTCTGCGACGCTTGACACGCCTGATATTAGACTTGAGGCAAAATTTTCTTGTGAAAAAATGGCTTTATTAAAAGACGCATCCACACTGTCTAGTGCCAAGGGCAGTCCAACAAGGCCAGAGACGGCCTCTTTCATTTTTCCGGCGGCTCCGCCGAATGCCATTACAGAAAGACCTACTTTGTTGTTAGACGCTACAAGGTTATTTAGCAAGTCTCCAACCACTTGAGTGCCTTGCTGCGCAACATTTACACCCAACTCAGTAATTCTTTGAAAATTTGTCTCTAACGTTTGCGCAGAGTCACCCGTTCTTTGAGTAATTTGCTGCTGTTGTTGATCAATTTGGGTTGACAACTTGGAACTTTTTGAAATCAAATCATTTACAGATTTTTGATTTTGCAAATGAAACTCAGAAAGTTTCTTTTGTTCTGCAATCCTTATTTTAAATCTTTCTATCTCTGCGCGATCTAATACTGAACCCTGCTCTTTTGCCTTGGTAATCGCCTCAAACTTTATTTGCATTTCTGTTAACTCAGTTGACGCCGCATTAAGGCTTGTTAAAAACTCGTTAACACTTTCAAGACTAGATCTCTGTGTTTCCGACAGACTGCCTTGAGCAGTTTGCAGTCGCTCAAGGGCATCGGTGGCTTCATTAAGTTTTTCTTGCAGTTCTTCTGGGGTCAAAGCCATAACTAGCACTCCTAGACTTAATAAATAGTATACAAAACAAATTATAAATTAAGGCGTCAGCGTGACTTCATTGCGTCCGCTTCCATCTGGAACTGAGATTTAAGTTTTTTCAAATACCATCGTCGAAGACCAATCGGAAGACAATAGGCCTCTGAAAAACCAAACATGCCGTAATATTGCAATGAAAACAACTCTTCATAGGCTGTTTCCATATAGTTCTCATCTAGGCCAAAAAAACGCCGCAGTAAGCGGCACCTCCATTTCTTGTTGGTGGCCACATTTTTTGCAACGGAAGTCTTTTTTTAATTCAACCGCAGGGGTTATCTTTGGAAATAAAGATCTTATAAATCTAGAGTCCTTGGCCGGCAAGTTTTGTATGACATCATCTATTTGGACTCTGTCGTCGCAATCATTAATTTTTTCTATCAACAGGCTCAATGAAGATGTCACAATATTACCATCTTGAGCGTTGGCAATAATATTAGCGTATTCATCTTGAGAAATGGCAGTCAACATTCTTAACTGAACTTTAAAGTTGCTTACAGGTAGTACTGTCTCAACTAAGCCGTCATCATTAATAACTACACTGTTATCGCTCATAAACTCTTCGTCGAAGCAGCGATCTCGCACTTCTTTCTCGCCTAAATCAAAAGCCATATCGTTTTCATGCGTGCAGCGAGGACATGTCAAGTTAACTTCATACAGCGAGCCATAGCCAGATATTCTAGCAGCAATCATAATTGCAGATCGATCACCAACAAGAAGTGTGGCAGGATCGACATCATCAATCATTATACTTTCAAGGAATCGGTCAATGGCCACTCCTTCAGTTATTAAAGTTTCAGAAGATAAGATATCTTCTTCTTTAGCCGTCATAAATCGTATTTCAACTTTCTCTACATTTTGCAGCGGATGACCTGGTGGATAAAATGCGCCACGAGAAGGCAACTCAACAAACTCTGTTGGTACCTCGTAAGAAAGAACAGTTGCCTGCTTGGCCTTGGCTCTGGCAGCAGGGCGAGTGCGCGCTGAAGCGCGTCTCTGGTTGTTTCTCATTTAAACCTCTTTTGTTTAGCCAATTGTTCCTGCGTATGGCTTAGCGTTTCCATCATAACTAGCAAAATCGTATGTTATTGTAGTTTGGATTTTAACAATCTCTTCGGAGCCGTAGTTCAACGCACCAAAGTTAACTGTCTTTAGGAAAGCATTGTGAAGTGTCCACTCCTCAATAATATTAGTGCCATCACTGGCTCCAACAGCCTGACCTGGGTCAGCGCCTGGGATCGCACCAACGGCGCCTCCGTCAAGTTGCAGGATGCTAACGCGTCCGAGTGCACTAGTCGAAGAAACTTTTGTGACGCCTTGGAGCAAGTTTTCAAACGTAACAGGCTGCGCGTAGCCGGCATTTAAAAGCATGTTATAAAATCTAGAACCAACATTTGGCTCGATAGCATCAATAAAGTTAACATTGACATCTTGCCAAGTAATAATGCCAGGAAATTTGAATTTGTGATTTAAGATCTGATGTGTTGTTCCGTCACCTAAGTTGTAAGATGGCTTTGCAGCATCAGTGCACATAAAATCAATATCAGCAATTTGTGAAAAATTGATCAAAAATCTAAACTGACGTTTAGGCTGGAATGAAGTATCGCTGAAAAATGGCATGTTTTGTTTTCTCCTAAATCTTTAATAAATAGTTTCTGTAAAATTAATCATCAAAAGAAGCGCCACTTCGGCTGATGACAAAATCCAGAGCGATAAACTCGATCGCTCTTGCTGGCTTCAAGAAGATCTTAGCGTATAAGATGTTTCTATCTTGCAAATCTGGTGTTGTAGTTGTATCATCAAGCACAACACGGAAGTCAGTAAGGCCTAGACCTGCCTGAACGTCTGTCAAGAATGGCTCAACTTGTCCTCTGAATCGATTCCAGGTTGCTTGAACATTCTGATCGAACAAGAGTGTTGCAGCAATTCTAGAAATCTCTTTCTTGAGGAAAATAAGAAGTCTTCTGACGTTGATTCTGTCAAGAGCAGACGGAGTAACTTGAAGCGTTTTCTGGCCAAAGATCACAATACCCTCTGCTGGGAATGTGGCAATTGGATTGATGTTTGCTTCATAAAGAGTGTCTCTTTTGGCAGAAGTAAGTCGCTCGCGGACACCAATGACTGGCAGTCCAGCAGATCCTTCGCTTAAGCCACCTCGGGTAAAGCCGGCTGGTGCAAACCAGACTGCGGACTTACGCTGGGAAGAGGACATTGTACCAAGAGCGACGACAGATGGTGGTACGAACAGAATTGAGTCGTTAATGGTGTCTCTAATCTGGACGAACGGGTAGAAAGCAGCACCGTAACTTGAGTTGATATTCAAGCCTTTTAGCGTACTCACGACTGTGTCAACAGAGCCCAGGTTTGTGTTTGGACCTTCAGCATGCTCGTGTGGAGGAGCATAATTACCTTTGAGATCAACAAGAGCGAGTGCGTCGCCGCGGTTTTCACATGAGTCAATAAGGTGTGTATTAAGCGTGTCATTTGTCAGGCCTGGGATAGCCGCAATATCAAACTCAACGTACTCTGGGTCAGAGGTAACGTCAATTGCTTTTTTAATGCTGTTGTAGGCATAACTATTAAGTTCAGATGCGCCATCTATAAGTGTGTTACGAAGCGGGTCGGCTTCTGTAATATCAAAACCGTCGAAGCCACCAAACATTGGTGAGGTAAACTTGTTAAAGCCCTGATTAAGTACACCATCGACGCCACCGTTTACTGCGGTAAGAGATGTGCCGGCAGCACGTGTGCCGTCAAGATAAACACCATGGCCAGCAATATCATACGATGCAGAAACATTGTCCAAGGTGAAAACCCAAGAGTATTTTGTGGAGCCGGCCACTGGAGTTGCCTGCTGGTCTAATGCAGCCGGCTTTCCTCTGTGAAGGTCAATGTTTGTCTCTTCGAAGCGCTTTTTGTTAGGAATATTAGATTGGTATCCAAAGTACGCTTTAGAAGGAATAACCAAGCCACCCTCTGTAGAGTCGGCTCGAAGACGAGTTACAGGGAACGTCAAATCTAACTCCAAACCAGTCGTCACTTGACTATGGCTGACACCGTGACTACCACTGTGAATTATTTTATTATTACTGTGGGACGGGTGGAGAATCTCTGAAGAAATCGATTGTTTGCCGTCAATCCAAGCAGACTCGGTTACAGGCGATACAGAAGAAGTAGTGAAACTAACAGGTGCTGGAATAACTGGTCCATAGACACCAAATGGTAACAAGCCCTCTGCACCGTTTCCTTCCACTAAAGGAGACGCCTCAACACGAATGTACTTAGAGTTATTGGGATAAGTGCCAAGAACATCAACTACTTTGTTAGTAGAATCGTACCTGTACACTCTGTCACCAATAACACGACCAATGTAATTTGCTGATGCAGGATTTAAGTTTAGGCTTGAGTATTGTTCAAGAATCACAGGGCTGCTATCTGTGTCAGATGCAGCGCGAACCTGAAGACCAAAGGTGCCATACTTGTTAAAGTTGTTTGGTGACGACTTAATATCAACAATAGAAATTTTAATGTCTCTGTTGGTCGCCTCGCCATGGCCAGGATCGGTAGTGCCAGCGCCGCCGAGGGCGTGAATCTTAAACAACCTATCTGTATGCGAATCAGCAGCAAATCCTGTTGTTATATCGCCGCGATTATCTTGCGAGATAAACCAGCCTGTTGATGCTGCTTTTGCATCTTGACGATGGTCATGCCAAGCAATGCCACCTGATGAGAGGGCTGAGTTTAGTTGCAGAATAATACCATATGTCGACGCGCCCCTAGAAGTAACAGCAGTCTCACGGATCGCCACTTGAGAGTCGCCGCCGCCGGGTGCCGCAGACTCAAATGTCTCTCCAAGCCAGAATGCTTTTAAAGCGCTGCTATCAGCGCTTGTATTAACAATGGCACTGTTGGTTTGTGTTGGATCTGTATTGAATACTTTTCTAATAAAGTTTTTAGAATCTCTATCAAAACTAAATTTAACTGTGTCTGTAACATCAGTAATTGCTGAACCAGAAACAATTTTTGCTGTATATGTTCCATCTGTGGACTCAATGAACATACCTGCGCCTTCGTCAGTGTCTCCAGTGATTTTTCCGTGACGCGAAGTACCAGTCAATATAATGCTGCCACCATTCATGTACCAGACAGCAGCCAACGTGCCTGTAACTGGTGTTGCGGCAGATGCAGAAGGAATAATGAACATACCAAATGCTCCACCTGTATCAATAAGTGTTGTATTAGGGGTATTGGTTGTCTTCCAGCCGGCCTCGCCAGCGTTAGCAGTTGCATCGGTGTGACTTTGCCCTAAGACACGGTAAACTGTGCAAGGGGAGTTATTTCTCAACCATGATTGCGCAGCATATGCAGCATAAGTTGGTGCTTTTTGTGCTCCAGAGCGGAAGATGTCGCCAGATGCGTTACCATCTGCTGGATTTCCGAAGATCTGTACAAACTCTCTGAAAGAACTAACTTTCACTGGTCTGTTGGCTGGTCCTTTCTGAAAACGACCAACGACGAGGGGTCCCATTCTTTCAGGCAATTCTGGGATGGCGGATTCATCGACTTCATCAATGAAAACTCCTGGTGAAACAAACTTAAACTTATCAACTGCCATGTTAAAACGCTCCTTAATTAGGGTAGTTCAAAATTTTGGTGAACTTTTTCTCTAATAAATAGTCCCCGTTATGCACAAAACCCTTTAAAATCTGAATTCGCCATCATCATCCTGCATAATGATACGCTCGCTAGCAAACCTGATCTGAACTGCGTTTTCTCTACGAACAACTCTTGGTTGTTTTTGGTTCTTTCCGTCGCCTATTAAATATCCTATCACTGTCATTGATAAGGTAGTCTCGTATTTACGTTCTGCGTTAGTATAGTTTGATATATTGTTCGCTATATTGTAGTCTCCGCTAATGAAACCTTCATACTGATTGTTGTTGTGTTCTAGTATAACTCGCTGATGACCATTTGTAATTCTTATGTACGGAGTAAGCAAATCATTCATTTGCTCTTGGTATTCAGTTCGCATTACCATATTGTATGTAACCTCAACATAAATTGGTATTGGGATTGTCAGTGTTTCATAGACAACTTTGTTGTTCTTGTTAAACCTGTTTAAGGGATAGTTCTCATCGCGCCTACGACGCAGAGAATCGGCGTTTAAGAAGTTTCTAGTCTTGTCTTGCTGTATTACCCTATTAACTGTTAGATAACCGCCTTTAAGGTCCCCTACAGGGTCCACAGAGGCATATGGAATAATGTTCTTTGTTGGGTCTTTCTTGATGCTTGTTCTTTCGACGGATATAACAGGTAATATTATCTGACCAAGCGAATCTCTTTCGATGTTTGGTGTTTTAATATTTTGTGATCTTTCAGAGCCAGACCAAATAACAGGCACTTTTTTGAATCCTTTGTTGGTTTTTACACTGACCGCCATGGACTCGTCTAAAAAATTGTATACAGCGAAGTCTATATCTTCTAAGTCAGACTTAAAGTAAGGTACATCGCGCTCAACGTCTTCATTTGTTACTTTGTCATCATCATTCGCCATTGAAGAAGCCCTCCCGTGACTTAATGCATTCTGCCACAATCTCTATTCTACGATCTACTTGGCCAAACAGTTCTTTTGGCTCTTTTAATGTTACAATCTCATAAAAATTGTTTCCGTAAGAAACAAAATCTCCCTCACGAACAAACAAGTTTTGGTCTTCTGTTAGCCGGCGCTTGTGAAAGTGCACTGTAATCTTAACAGTTTTATCAATTCCATATTTATCAGTTGTTGTTTCTTCACCCGCAAAATCAACAAGCGCATGCACTCTGATGGGAGGTAGAAAAGTCTTTGTGACAGCCTCATTATACAACGGATGGTAATTTGTTCTGTCTAAATCTATTGCATAGTAAGCGACAGTCTGCCCAATGACTCTTTCAATAAGTTCATCATTGACTTGCTTGACTAAATCGCGCTCTTTTTCACCTAAAAACAGGGGAGGTGGCGGATTTGCTGGTTGTGTCCATTTGTTTTCTTCATCTGCCATCTAATATTAACCTGTATAAATAAAGTAAGGAATAACCTGGGCCGTCTCTAAAGAGTCTTTGGCCATTGTTTTTTGTATTTCAGTAATTTTCTGATAAGTTAACTCATCAAGCACTTTTTGCAGTTCTTCTCGAAGGGCTTTTTGTTCTTCTCTAGCCTCAGATATTAATTTTTCTCCATTTAGGTTAACATTGTTGCCTGGAATGGGTATTGCTCCAAATTTAGACCGAACCTGACCAAGCGTCTCCTTGGATAACGACAAAGCAAATCTTCGAATCCACTGCTTGCCAACAGAGTTTATGTTCGCAAATGGAACATTGGCCAATGGCAAGGTGCTCATGTTATTAACTCCATCAACCCCGCTCTTTCTGTCATCTTGGTCGTCGAACGCATCAGTGTCGACACTAAAGTCAAAATACATCTCTCTTGGTGAGACACCGGAAGGCATTGGGTAAATGCGTATGTTGTTGTTTCTTATTTCATAAGAATAATGAGAGTTTCTAGTGTAAATCGCGTCTTCATAGGCCATGGCTTGCATTTTGTTTTGATATGGCGGGATGACTTCAAAAGTTGAATCATCTGCATACATACCATAAGTTGATAAATTGCCCACCGCGTTCAAGCCGCCGTAATAACCATAGAATCTACACATTGCATGAGGCGTTTTG